CGAAAGTTACTTGGAAACGCAGCGTTCAAACGAGAGATCTTATCCCTCCATACCAGACTCGGAGATGTAAATTACGAAGAGACTAAACAATTATTTCTTAATAATGTGTTGCAAGAATCTCTTGACAACGGAGAACCTGCATACTATAATAGCAATATTCTAGGAAGATACATGAAAAAGGATTATGGAAACTTTGGAACAGACACTTAAGAATACACACGATTGGTCACGAGAAAGGATTCATGTTCTTTGTGAAGAAGGAAAAATGCAAGACGATGCATTTGCTATATTTACAGAATTTAAAGAGTGGTATGATGATGATCTAGAAGATCATGATATTTTTTCCTTAGAATATATTGGGATGGGAAGTAATTATGAGTGATAAGTATTCTCCAGAGCAACTGAAGTTAAGGCAAGAAGTACTCAAAATTCTGATGAGTAAGTATGGGCATGAGGGTAATAATAGAGCAATTTATGAATGTGCTGATGAATGGGTAGAGAAATATGTTATAAGTGCAGGTGTTGTTGATTACTACAATGCCTACAAACAGTCCTTTATAAATAAATCACTAAATGACAATACATAGAATTAGGTTATCTAAAATGCAAAAATTAATTAATGTACTTGCTGTTGCGTCTTTCGCTGTATCTGGTGCCGTTGTTGGTAGTGGGGTATACGTATATCTCAATAGGGCATCCATCATTGATGGAATTAAATCTCAAGCTATGGAAGCAATTACTGGATCTCTCGGAGGTCTGGGTGGATTGGGTGGAGCAGCTGGGGAAGCACTTCCTCTAGGTTCTAATGATCTTTCTCCATCACCAGCATCACCTAATGCACCTGTACCTCAGGCATCTAGTGGATTTGGAGTTCCAAACTTCTAAGAAACTATATAAGAATAGTTACTATTATTCTTATGCCTGAAGAAGTAAAAGAAGAAGAAAAGGTAGATTTACCAGAAACTTCTGAAGAAGTTAAAGAAGAAGAGAAAGAAGAAAAACCTAAAGGTATGTTAGGAAAGATGGCAGACGCTATTGTTCCAGATCATGACGAACAGATGGCAATCATTAGTACATTTGTTCGTTTGGGAATTCTTGTGTGGTCGGGTGGAATTTTGACATTAAATTACGTGGCCATTCCAAACTTCCCTCAGAAGAATATAGATCCGACATTTATAGCCTCAGTTTTTACTGGAGTTTTGGCTACATTTGGGGTTCAGACAGCTAAGAATAAAAGTAATGGTAATGGAGCAAAACCAGCACCAACAGTGTCGAAAGCAGACATGGAGAAGTTAATTGAGAAGGCATCACAAACTGCACCTGCTCAAGTTATTAGAATTGAACAGGCACCTCTTAATTTAACTGCTGCAGTACCACCTAAGAAAGAAGAACCTCCTTATACAATGTAAAGAATGTAAAGATTAAGCAATGATTAATTGATTAAATAATTTTATGAGCATAATCATTTACCAAGATCACATCGAAATCCTAGAGGAAGAAAAGGCAGAACTTCAAAAAGAGGTTCTGTCTCTTCGTAGGAAAGTGGCTTATTATCAGACAATTCTAGAAGAGGAGGAAGATAATGAGTGGAGATTGTAGTAATCAACCAGTTATTTTTTATACTGAAGAAATGACGGAAACTAAAATTTATCTTTTACGTCAGCACGGAATTAAATTTGATAATTTTGACTACTTCGCACCAGAGAAAGAAAATGTGGAACTTAAATCTTAAAGAAGCTTTTACCAAAGTTAAGGATTGGGATAAGGCATGGGCAAAGAAGATACAAGAGAAATTTAATTTAACGGATTATCAGATGCTATGTCTTGCATTTGGTAAAGGATTTATCATAGGTGCATTACTTTTATGATTGTAGTTAGTTGGGAAAATCTTAGAATACTTATTTTAATGATATTGTTTGCTACATGGATTTACTTACTCATCGATTATTTGGGAAATGGAGCTGAATGAAGATAATGTAATCAAAGTTTTAGAAGAACTTCTACCATATATTGAAGCAGATGGTGGATGGTTAGAGTTTGTGGAGATATCAGGAGGATATATTAAGGTTAGACTTGGTGGTGCATGTGCTTCATGTGCTATGAGTACTATAACTTTAAGAGATGGTATACAGAAAAAATTAATGATGGAAATACCAGAGGTTAAAGGAGTTATTCAGGTTCTCTAACAGTGTTCGTGAGTCCACACATAAATGCGTAAAAATACTTATATGGTATAATAAATAACATCATAGTACGGGATTGAAACAATCATGCCCCTGACTGAACAAAGACATTACACTGTAGGTTATCACGATCTACAACATCAACATTATGAGATATGTGAATATGCCATGAGTGCATATGATGCAATAGAACACAGCAAAGAGGATGTGCCTTTCTTAAAAGCACATCCTCATTTTGTTGATTACTGCAACAACGAAGAGGTAGATAATATCTCTAGACTTATGGCTGCAGGTATCCCTATGGGACACTAAATATGAAAAACAACGATTTAAAACACGAAATTATGTGGTGGATGAGTAGACTTACAATAATGATGACATCATTATTTCTTTCTATGACATTAGCAGCACAAGCATATGCTGCTGATATACAAATGGGTGCAGGAGGTAACTTAGTCTTCGAACCTAATGAGGTTACAATTAATGCTGGTGAGACAGTTACCTTTACTAATGGCGAGTTACCTCCTCACAATGTAGTATTTGCAGGACATGAAGAGTTATCTCATCCTGACTTAGCATTTATGAGTGGAGAGCAGTTCCCTGTTACTTTTACAGAAGCAGGAGATTATGAATTTCAATGTGATCCTCATGCTGGTGCAGGTATGAAAGGTGTAATACATGTTAAATAATACTAATAACAGTTATTAACATATGTTATCAACACAATATCGTTTACGCTTAGAGGCAATATGTAAAGACATTGCTTCTGGAGCAGAGGTTAGTTTGGAGGATATGATCTGGGCAGAGAAATTATCTAAGGCAAATACTGCTGCTAGAGGTATGCTGAATACTGCCAGAAGAATGAGTACAGACCCTACTGATTCTTTTCTGAATGAGTTGAACATTGGAGACCCTGATTCAACTCATCATCGCAGGGGTTTCTATGATCCACAAGATGTGGTAGATTGGTTCCATAATGAGAGGTCTGATGACTGGAGACAAAGAGATTAAAGGTTACACCAAAGAGATGATCAAGGAGATTTTAGGAACTTCTTGGCCTACCATGCCTGAAGACCATGAAACTGGTAATCAGAGAAGAAGGAGAATAGGTAATGAAATGAGGGCAGGGATAAGACCTTATCCTAAGTATCCATCAGCAGAGTCAAGGGCAAAGTTACCTAACTTTGATGAGAATGGAAAATATATTTACCCAGAAGGATCTGGATTTAATTATATGCAGTGGTGTAAGGATCACCCCGATTCAACAGAAGCAGGAACATATGGTAATAAAGTATCATGAGTGAAGTTGTATGGTCAGTTAATATCATGCTTGCTATCCTTCTTATTGGTGTGGGGATTGCAATTTACTACATATTCATGTATGATACATGGTATCCTAATGAGCAACGAAGTGAAGATAGCAATCTTGGAGACACAAGTGCAGAGATTACTGGAGAAACAGAAGGAGCTCACTGAGAGAGTTCGGGCAAATGAAAAAGTAGTTGCTGCTATAGGTCTTTTGGGATCTATAGCACTTGCTTTTATTGGTGCAGGATATTTTGCACCAAAGGCAGAAGCACATATGGGACATTCATTTCCTACGGGAGAATGGATACAGAAGGTTAGAGAACATGAAGCAAGAAAAGAACGTATTTCTATAGATGAGATGATAAATAATACACTTATGGAGTATGAAAATGGGAGCAATGACCCCACCGAGTCGGAAGAGTTGTTACAACTTTCGAGTAACGGAGATTAATAAAGTTTTAGATGGTGATACAATAGATGTTACAATTGATTTGGGTTTTGATCTTTATAAGAAAGAACGTGTTAGAATAGCTGGGGTTGATACACCTGAAAAACGAACACGTAATTTGGAGGAAAAGGCACTTGGAATCGACGCAACAAACTGGCTCAA